AAAATCTATCTTTCACAGTTAGTGAATATCACAGATTTAAAATTAGGAGTTCAAGATGAAATATCTGAATTAGTAAAAGCCTCCAAAAATATTGCCTCTGTGATTACAACAAACTATGATAATTTTATCGAAAGTGCAATTGGTTATAACCCTGTAATTGGGAATGATATACTTTTAAGCAATCCTTATGGTTCTGTTTATAAAATTCACGGATGCGTTAGCAAACCAGAATCCATAATAATAACTGGTGATGACTATGTTCATTTTGATAAAAAATATGAGTTGATTCGTGCTCAACTCCTATCCTTATTTATACATAACCCGATTATATTTATGGGGTATAGAATAGGTGACCCTAATATTAAAAAAGTATTAAAAACAATATTTTCATACATACCACCTCGTTCTAAAATTGCAGAAAAAATAAAAAACAACTTCCTTCTGATTGAAAGAGAAGAAGGCATTGATAATTTAAACGTTGTCTCTCACGATCTCGAAGTAGAAGATGCTGGGTTAATTAGCATTAATAAAATCGTTACAGATAACTTCTCAGACATATATAAAGAACTTGCTCAACTGCACTTACCAGTTTCGGTAATGGATATACGCAGAGCAGAGAGTGTCGTTGGTAAAATAAAGGAAGGCGGAGACATAAAAGTAAAACTTGTTGGGGATTTGGACACGCTCAGAAATGATGAGCTTGTTCTAGCCGTCGGTTCTGTTAACTCTATAAAAATACACATGCAAACACCTCAGGAGATGATGGAAAACTATTTTGATCTAATTTCAAATCAGGAGTCGCATGTTGTCGAGTTGCTTGACAAGTTCACCATCAATAAAAGATCATATTTCCCAGCTTATGCTTTTCATAAATTCAGTCCAGGTGTTAAATGCTTAACATCATTAATGAAAAATCAAAAAAGATTAATAGCGTCAAACTATGCTAGGTTACCCAAGAATCAAAGAATAGTAGAACACACCATTGAAGATATTTACGCTAAACATTCAGATATTGATAGCAAATTACAAAATATTATTTTCTTCAATGCTCATGATGGACATATATCCTTGGAAGATTTAGAAAAACATGTCCGAGAATTTAAGGACAAGTCTCATACTGATTATCGCAAACTTTTAGCATTGTATGATTACCTCGCACACAATGTATAATTATATACATTATCATTGTGATTATAGTTAGCAAAACTGCAACTGATGGTTTTATACGATTACTAGTTGCAGCCGCAGTTTACAGATCACATCAACTGTAACTTAGAGCGTTTAGAGCCAAAAATTCCCGCTGGTATAGCCAGCGGGTGACAGGTTTTGACTGATGCAACCAACGAGCTGTACCTGAAGTTTTCTAAAGGGGGAGAGGTTGTCACTTTCCCCCTGGTTTTCCCTAGTAAGGCATAACAAACCATAACAGGCTGACACCTGCGCTGCTTCGCATCAGGACTAACAAAAGCTAACCGCCGGGCTCAACAAAGCTCAACGCCAGCCCTTTACACTTCTGCTCTAGCTGCTGTTCGCAGGCGTCAGGATCCGTTAGGTTGGGTTGACACTTTTCCCAGTTTCTCGCGAAAAAGTGTCAAGTTTGAGGGCTGGGGGGTTTACAGTTTTTCGCCGTCCAGCAGGCAGAGTGACATTAAACCAGTTTTGTTCCAGTCATCCAGCGTATCGGGGTGCATTGTGGCAACGTAAGCCAGCTCAGAACGAAGAAACCGTAAAGCGCCTGCTGCACGGTCTTTGCCATAGAAGCTGTGGGTTTCTTCATCCGGCCGGAAGAGAATCAGCAATTGTTCATCGGACTCGTGCTGAACATCAAAACCCAGCTCAGCGGCTGCTGCCTCTATTCGCTGGCCAGCATTAATATCAGCCGGCAGCTCTTTCCCGCCGTCATGCCCCCATACCCACGCGGCGGCCTGCGCCCACGTCATTGCATTGTGATGATCACCAGCACCAGCAGAATTTTGCTTCGCCTGTGTTGCTTCAACATCCACTTTATCGCCTGATAGCACAATCTCACCACGTGCTATCCAGCCGTAAACTGTTTGTCGGCTAACGCCCATATGCCTGGCGTAGGCTGATTTACTTAACAGCATCGTGTGTTTCCCTCCGGGCAGAAAAAAGCCGCCATCAGGCGGCCTGTTTCCCATTTTCATCATCTGCTTTACCCTGTCGGGAATTAATTTTTTCCATACCATCAATGTACTCGGACAGATTCGCCAGCCCGGAGACTCGAGGAGCCACATCGCGAGGGTCGTCATTGCTTCCAAATACCAGATTTGCATACCATGTGCGAACAGCGATGATTTGCTGCAGGTTGCGGTTAATGGCTTTTACCAAGTTAGAAACAGATTTGATAACGGCTCCGTTATCTGTGGCGATACGGGCAAAAGTCAGTCGCTCCAGCTGAGAATCTGTTACGCCTGAGCAAATGGCGTTACCTCGTAGCAGGGCGTCACATAAATCAGTCTGATTCCCGGCATACATTGCTACCATCAGCTTTTCTTTCGCAGCTCCATCCAGCGAGCGAAATACATTCCGTAGCTCACTATCTCGCATAAATCCGACAACATCACCCTCGGCCAACGGAGCAACTGGGGCCAGTTTGGTCTTAAGATAATTGAGAATATTTTCAGCTTGTTCGCTGATCATCGCCGTACTTCTAGTGAAAGCCGTGAGTGTGTCTCTATTTGCCGCATCTCTGGCCCGGCGGTTTTTTGCTGCTTCGTTTAAATCCGGATCATTGCGGATAACCTCTACGGCATCGGCTTCCGCCTCAGCTAACATTGCCACGGCCCGCAGATCACCAAAAATATTCGCCATCCCTTTAAAAAGAATTGATGGTGCGATACCAAACCCGGATTTCTGGCGTTCCTGCTCCTGGATGGCTTTTAATGCCGCAACCTGAGCAGCGCTCAGAAGAACGGGTTTCACGTGTTCCTTTTTCATGCTTCCCCCTTGGTTATCACATGATAAAAAACGCAACAATCACAATAATCATTGCAAGTAATGAAATGATGGTAATGAAATCGAGGGGATGCACAACGTGAAATGAATGGATGCGTTTTAAAGAATTTGCCCTCAAGGTATACATGGTGTTCATAAAGGCTATAAATTGCTTATAAAACATAATATTAACCTATGAACACCAGCCTACATTTTGGGATTTCAGGTCTACACGGTATACATCATTCTGTTTAATAAACGATCAGATGGTTAATGAGAGAATGAACACCATGTACACCCTGTGTATACCTGAAAACAAGGTATACATGGCTTACTTCACTGATTTATATATAAATTATTCTCTCGATGTATACCATGTATACCTTTCTCCATATTTATCTGAACTTCATTCTTTATGACCGGCTACAGGATGCGTCTGAGGTAACCAGTCTTCCGCACTCTCTGAAAGTTCAACGTTGGTCACCATGCCACGGGCTCTCCGTTCCTTACGGTACTCGTGATTAAACTCCCTCATCGCGCTTTCCATCCCCTCTGCGAATTTATTCAGCGTCAGCGGCTTGTCGAAACCGTTGGCCTCCAGGAATGCCAGGTAAGCGTGATAGAGATAAATTCGCGGATAGTGAGGCGGATTGCGGTTTCCTACCATCATTCCCGCACAATCAGCCAGCCGCTCAAGATGCGCGCAGAAGGCATAAAGCGGATCCGTTTTCTGCTTCACCTCCAGTGCTTCTTCGCTGTTCCGTTGCTCCAGCAGCAGCGCCCGCGCTTTTTCCGGGTTCGCAAAGTTCGCCAGCAGCCGACGAACCACCACCGGAATTTCAGCGGATATCTTTTCTGCCAGGTCGGGATCTTTATCCTCCTCGCTGACGCGCCGGTTAAACTGGAAAATTACGCGTCGCCGGGAAACGCCGCCGGCACGTTCGGTGAAAATCATCGGCGTGTTGTTCGTGGCCACAACCACCGCCCGCAAAACGGCGGTGTACTGGTGCTCGTGTTTCGGGTCGATCTCCACGGCATCCCCGCCGGTTATCGCTTTTATCCCGGTACCCTCTCCTGAATATTTGGGCTGATCAGGAAGCGTTATCATGCTTTTCCCGACGAACTGCGCCCGCCCGCGCGCGCTGTCGAGCGCCGCCATGTTCCCGCTGGCGGTGTTATGCGCACCGGCCAGCATCGTAGCGATATGGGTAAAGACACTTTTCCCGCTACCGCCCTCACCGGTTATCTCGAGGAACAGCTGCCAGTCGTACCGGTTCGCCAGCACCATAAAGAGCGCTGCAGCGATGCGCTGCATCTTAATTGCGTCTCTATCTGATGCGTAACTTAGCCACTTATGGAAGTTCGGCGCGTGGTCGCGGAGGTTTTCGCCCGGCACCGCCGGCGTGTAGGTCACGCCGTTATGGTTGGTCAGCCAGTTATCCTGGCTGTGTTCGGAGAAAACGCCGGTTTCCATATCGTAGACACCGTTTGCAAAGGGGATCAGGCTCCGCCGCGGCTCCCCCATCACCGGGATAACGATTTTCAGGGCGTCGATAACGTTGTTGATCGCGCGCTTGCTGAAGTTGGTTTTGTTCTCGTTGTAGATAGCCACCATTTCGCGGCTCAGCTCGAGCATAGACGTTTTCTCCCAAATGCCGGCGCGGTAGACGTACACGCCCTCGCTGTTTTCGTTGATTGCAATGCCGGTGTAACGCGCGGCCAGTATGAGCGCCTTTTCGTTATCAGCCAGGTCGCGGAGGTTTACATCCGTCAGCGGTTTGCCGATCACCATGCTTTTGCCGGCTTCCGCATCGGCTTTGAGGCGCGGCAGCTGCGGCGTCCAGTCCTCCAGAAGCTGATAACCTTCAGAGTAGAATTGCGCGCGCTCCACGCCGGCCACCGCCAGCTTTGTCGCGAGAATGGTTATCTGCCGTTCGGTCAGATGCCCGCCGCGGCAAACCCGCGCATAGAGCCGGCCATCATCCACAATGCGGATATTCTCCAGCTCTGCCAGCTGCTTTTTATCCAGCACAACCGGCGGCACCGTATCGCCAATCGGGTTCATTTCCTGCCATGCTTTGGCGAAAGTCCAGGCATCGGCGCCGGCAAAGATGATTGACTCCTCCATGAGATCCGCAGGCTGCTTTTTAAGGTTTGGTGCATTCTTCATTTTCTGTTCCCTCGCTCCCTGATGATTTCCCGCATAACCCGAATTCGTTCGATGCCCTGCACCCGCATAATTCGATCGATATCTCTTCCACCGGTGCCCGGCGCAGAAGAAATAAATTCAAATTCCCGCGCCAGTCTTTCTGGCGTGCAAAAACACGGTGAGCTGTACCCCTCGCGGCAATATGTCACTCTGTCGAATCGGTAACTTTCGATAATTACGATGCTGCCCCGGCTGTCCTTCCATTTATCGCCCGGCCTGATTTCAGGGTGAGCGCGGCCACCAGCAGCTAAGCCGGAAATTTTAATCGTCATATTTTTTACCTCACGCCGCTGGCGGGATTACCTGATAACCAATCTTCTTCAGAAAGCGCGCGGCACTCTCCACCGTGAAAAGGATCTCGTCGTCCATAAGGGGGCGCATCGACTGCAACCCATTCGACGTGTCCACCAGATAGCGGCCGCCGGCCGGAAAACTGAATACAGTTTTGCCATCGCTACAGCGCACCAGATTATAAATAGCGGTCATGGTCTGACCTCCCTGACTTTCACCAAATATTCCGATGCCTGACTGACCAGGCTGTGAACCGCCGCGACACGAAAGCTTTCCATTTCATCATCCGGCGCCAGGGTGTTTATCCACATATCGAGAACGGCAAGCGCCTGACGGCTGTATTCAAGCGCCTGGCCTGCGCTGGTCGTCAGCATGGCAATGGATTCGTTTTGAGTTGGCTTTGTCATGCATTCACCTCCATAGCGAGGCGTGTCTGGATAGCCGCGGCCTTGCTCCCCAGCTGGAGATAAGTCCGGGTGATTGCCGGGTTACTGTGTCCGAGCATTTCAGAGGCGACCAGCAAGCCCTGTTCGCCGCCGGCGGACATGAGATTAAAGGCGGCAATTTTGCGGCTGGAATAGGCGCTCAGGCGCAGACGCGTGTTTACTACGCGGGTAAACCACACCATGACGTTGTGCAGTTTCTTCCAGATCGTCTGACGGCTAACGCTACCTTCCAGAGACTGGCAACGGTTACTTTCAATCTGGCTGCGGGAAAATACCAGGTCGTCACCGATAAGATTGCGCTCCATGCGTTCCCGCAGTCGTTTGATGATGCCCGGCGGCAGCTGTTTGGTGTCGTGCTTCACTTCAGCCTTTGCCACCAGCTCAAACACAATCGCCTGTTCTTCTTCCGTCATGCCGGCGGCCAGCTCGTCGCAGCTCACGCTATCCCAGTGCATGTACCCAATGTGATCGCCAGCAAGCCGGGCAGCGTCCTTGCGCTGCTGGCGAACAATCTCGATCCCCTTCCGGGTCGCTCTGGCTTCCGCTGCTTTGGTCTGCTTCGCCACGATGATTGTTGCAATGCCGGTTTCCCAGTTGATGCAGGAGTAACGGAAGTTGCACACGTCGCTGGTACGCCAGCCGGTTACGGTCGCAATATCCCACCAGAGTAAAACCCACTCCGGCTGGGTCTGCTGGATGCGTTCGCGCAGTTTGCGCTGCTCTTCCCGTTCGTAAACGGGGGTCATGGTGCGGGTGCCTTTCGTGGTAGTGGCTTTTACCACGTTGCCGCGCAGCTCGCGGGCTTTAGCTGTCAGGGTCTGGAGGTTAAACATGGCTACCTCCCAGTTTCGCAACATCCAGTTCAAACGCGCCGCTACTGTATTGATAAAGCGAACATTCAGAGCGAATTTTGGCGGCAAAGATAAGATCCCAGCGGGAATAAAACTCGCGGGCTTCTTGCTCACTGTCGGCAACGATGCGGATAACAACGGGAGTACAGGTCCGGCCTTTCGGCGTACCGAGGAAAAGCCAGGTGAATTTGGGCAGTTTTTGGGTTGGGGTAGTAGCCATGTGGCAGCCTCCATACAGTGGTCTAGATAACCACCACCGGAAACGCCAATTTCACTGGTGGTGGACTGAGCAGGGTTGGCGTAACCGGACTGTATGGACTCCGGCGCGGATTTCTCCGCCCCCACCCAGCCCACCATAATTTTGCTAGCAGAGCGGTTTTGAACCACAACGCGTGAAAATAGGTGAGACGGATCAACGGCACAAAAAAAGACGCTTGGCGCGTCATGTGTCGCCATACAGTCATTCAGGACGCCAATCCTGACACCAGATTTTGCTGGTGCTTTTAAAGCATACCCTTCAGTTGAATAACAAGGCAAGGAGTTTTTAGGGTGAGCGAAGCCCTGCCCCAGACGGGCATAATTGTTCTTCATGGCATTAACCTTTTTGAATTTTTTAGTGAGCTGTCGCGACGAACTTATTCTGCGAGATCTGAAGTGCAAACTCTCGCAAATTATCTCAGCTCACGGAATCTCAGTTCGTTTGGCTGCGTGACGATTCAATGCGCTCACTAATCCATTCATCAATTTCGCTTTCAATGAAAGCAATTGCTCGAGAACCAATTTTTATGGATGAGGGGAAACGTTGCTCAGCCATGAGTCGATAGATCCAAGCCTTGCTATAGCCGGTTCTACGCTGAACTTCAGGTAAGCGGATAAGGGATTGGGACATATATACCTCTCGAAGTCTAATGTGGTCTACGAGGTATATTTCAGCAAAAACAAGAGGGTAGTTGTGGAAGTCACAGTAAATCAGTTGGAAGCAGCTCTTCCACGGAAACAGAAGTACGGCCAGAAGTTTTAGAACCTGTAGATCGTCTTTTTGGAAATCCTTACGGGCTATTTGGAAGCGTACGTGTTCAGAGCTTCATCAATTAGCATAGTCAATGCCTTATCAGTCACATCGATGCCATCGCCATGCTCCAATATGATTCTTGAGGCACTTCTGGCAACTTCGGATTTGTTCAATTTCTTACCGCGAACATATTTTCCACCCGCTTTTTCAAGCGCAATCGCCATACCAGCGATCAATTTCAAAGCAGTGTCTTTGCCAGCGAACTCGCCCCATACCCCAGGAACATGTTCATTAGCATGAGCTGCATTTTCTTCCTCACAGCCATACCATACATCTTCAGCAGATAGCTCTTTGATTGCCCAGGACCAAATATCTTCAGCGTAAAACTCAGCGTTGACAAAATTACCGCCGATATCAGTCCAAACAGTTTTCGGGCTTAGCTCTTTGTTAAGAGCCGCTTGAATGATACGAAAATAGCTACAAGCCATGTTGTATCTTTCGGGGTCATAACTTTTATCAAATTCTCTTAAGCATGCAAAACGATACACACCGGCCATAGCCATTGCAGCCTGTTCAGCAGTGACCACACGTTGTCGGCGAAGATGATGGGGCATGTTGAGGATGTTTTCTCGCATAAAAGCTTCCTGCTAACGATAGTCTACAGAAGTCTACTACTGTCAATTAGCACTGTCTATACATACAGTTAAGCGCTTTTCCCAAACGTTCCGTGCACTACATTTTCGCCGTTTTCCAACGCCTCCATATAGTCGGCATACCACTGGAGCATTTCGCGGCGGCCATCCAGATACTGGGCGTGGTTGTACGTTCCTCGTATAGAGTTTTTGTCGACGTGTGCCAGTTGCGTTTCAATCCACGCGGTGTTGTAGCCCTGTTCGTGCAGGATGGTACTCATGGTGTGCCGGAAACCGTGCCCGGTGACTTTTCCGTTATAGCCAATCCGCTTGAAGACTTGGTTTATGCTGGCTTCACTCATTGTTTTCCGCGGATCGTTACGGCCTGGGAACACAAGCGGGTAATTGCCTGTTAGCTCTTGGATCTGACCAATAAGCGTAAGAGCTTGCCTGGACAACGGCACCACATGAGGGCGACGCATTTTCATGCGTGAGGCGGGTATTTCCCAGACCGCCTTACTGATATTGATTTCATCCCAAAATGCCCCACGGAGTTCGCCGGGACGCAATCCGGTGATAATCAGCAGACGAGCAGCCAAAACTACTAACTCGCTTCCTGAATATCCTGACAACGCATTGAAGAAATCAGGCAATTCTTTAGGTGTGAGGAAAGGAAAATGATTGGACTCGTGCCCTTGCATCGCGCTGGTGAGATCCGGGGCGGGGTTATACTCAGCTCGACCGGTGACTATTGCGTAACGGAAAACTTCCCCACAGCGCTGCCTAACTTTTCTTGCCTTTTCGGTAGCGCCGCGCCCCTCAATGCGCCGCAGCACATTCAACAGTTCAAGCGGTTTGATTTCGGCTATTGGTTTTTTGCCAATGTATGGGAACACATCTTTATTGAAGGCTTCGAGGATGTCTGAAGCATAACCAGCAGACCATTTTTTTAGTTTGCTGCTGTGCCATTCAAGGGCAATATCTTTGAAGTTGTTGTTTAGCTGAATTTCACGGGCAATCTTCTCCTCCCGTTTCGCTTCCATAGGATCGATACCCCCAGCGATACCCCTTTTCGCTTCTTCACGTTTTGCCCGAGCATCGGCCAATGTGACTTCAGGATAGACACCCAGAGCTAACAGCTTCTCTTTGCCGGCTACACGATATTTGAGCCGCCAGTATTTGCCGCCATTAGGTTTGATAAGGAGATACAGACCGCCACCATCAGCCAGCTTGTAAGGCTTATCTTTAGGTTTAGCGGCCTCCACCTGCCGGGCGTTAAGTTTCACTTGGGGGTACCTCCTTTAGACCGAACAGCATATACCCCCATAAGTACCCCCAAACGACCGTAGATTTCAGGGAACTGTAGTAGACGTAGAAATACCAAAAGGGGCTGTAAAGCGCAGATTATAAGGGGTTTCAGTGAACTTTAGTAGACTTGGGGAGACGTTAGAATGGTGCCGATAATAGGAGTCGAACCTACGACCTTCGCATTACGAATGCGCTGCTCTACCAACTGAGCTATATCGGCCCTGCAAGAGGTGTTCACGAGCGTGAATCACGAGGCAAAAGGTTAGAACTTAGCGGGCGATGCGTCAATAGCCAGTGGAATCAACTGCCTATTTTTGCATCGCCCGTTCTCATTTACGCACGAATGGTATCGTCGCCGAAACCAATCCACTTATAGGTGGTTAACGCTTCCAGCCCCATCGGGCCGCGGGCGTGCAGCTTCTGGGTGCTGACCGCCACTTCCGCGCCGAGGCCGAACTGGCCGCCGTCGGTGAAGCGCGTGGAGGCGTTCACATATACCGCGGAAGAGTCCACTTCATTGATAAAGCGGTTGGCGTTACGCAGGGTGCGGGTCAGGATGGCGTCGGAGTGCTGGGTGCCATGTTCGCGGATATGGGCGATAGCCTCATCCATATCAGCCACCACTTTGACGTTCAGATCCAGCGACAGATACTCGTCGTCATACTGCTCCGCTTTCACCGGCTCGACCTTCGCTGGGCCGTTTTGCAGCGCGGGGAGGGCGGAAGGGGCGGCGTGCAGGGTGACGCCGCTCTCGGCCATCTGCTTGCTTAACGCCGGCAGGAAGGTGTCGGCGATGTTGCGGTGCACCAGCAGCGTTTCCACGGTATTGCAGGTGCTCGGCCGCTGGGTCTTGGCGTTGACGATGATCTTCAGCGCGGGGGCGATCTCGGCGGTTTCATCCACGAAGATATGGCACACGCCAATCCCACCGGTGATCACCGGGATCGTTGACTGCTCACGGCACAGCTTGTGCAGGCCCGCGCCGCCGCGAGGGATCAGCATATCGATGTATTTATCCATCTTCAGCATTTCGCCCACCAGCGCGCGATCCGGGCTCTCGATAGCCTGTACCGCGGCGGCCGGCAGACCGCACTCCTGCAGCGCCTGCTGGATCACCTTCACCGTGGCGGCGTTGGTGCGCCAGGTCTCTTTCCCGCCGCGCAGGATCGCCGCGTTGCCGGTTTTCAGACACAGGGAGGCGACGTCGACCGTCACGTTAGGACGCGCTTCATAAATCACGCCAATCACCCCCAGCGGGACGCGGCGACGTTCAATACGCAGACCGCTGTCCAGCAGCCCGCCGTCGATCACCTGGCCGACCGGATCGGCCAGATTGCACACCTGGCGCACATCGCTGGCGATGCCGCTCAGACGCGCCGGGGTCAGCGCGAGGCGATCGAGCATCGCTTCACTCAGGCCATTGGCGCGAGCTTCGGCTAAATCTTCCGCGTTGGCGCGCAGAATATCGTCGGTCTGCGCTTCCAGATAATCGGCGATCTTTTCCAGTACCTGATTCTTTTCCCGGCTGGAGAGTAACGCCAGCTGCCAGGAGGCCGCTTTGGCGGCAATGCCCATTTGTTCCAGCAT